AGACTTCGAACTGACTACAGGTAGTAGAGTTAATCTTAGCGTGGTTTTAGTGCCATATAATATGAGTGGGCATGGCGTATCGTTACGACTCAAAGCGGTACAAGTACTAGAGCTTGCAGAAAGAAAGGCATACTCGCCTTTTGATATTGAAGACGAAGGTTTTTCTGTGGACGACACAGGAGCAACAGGGTTCGAAGATATAGCTGCATCCGCAGATATAGAACCTGACGAAATATCCGAAGAAGTTGCTGAACCTAAGAAGGTTAAGAAAAAGAAAGCAGAAGCTGCTCCTGCTCCAGATCAAGACCTTCAGGGTATCTTAGACGATTGGGCTGATGATGATGCAGCCTAGGGGCTAAGATAAAACCGTGACGGGGTTCCTGCCTGTTCCTCGTCACGGTACAACTTTCGGAGAGCAGCAAATGGAAACTATAGATTTTTTACGTTCTGTATTAGGGGACGGTTATGGACATTATTGTATGTTCGCCGCTAATGCAGAAACTAACAAACGGGTGCAAAAGTTTTATCGTAGTGTGGACGCTGTTGCAGATGCGGCAGATAGTTTTGACGAAGATGGCTATGACGTTTATTTTGGTCTAGGTACACTTACAGAAGCAGGTAACCGTAAGAGGGATAATGTATCCCATTTACAGTCGTTTTTTCTTGACCTTGATTGTGGGCCATCTAAAGAATATCCCTCTCAGGTTGAAGCTATACGAGATTTACGTAAGTTTTGTTCTAAGCTGAACTTACCCACACCTTTAATGGTAAACTCTGGTAGAGGTGTACATGTATATTGGACGTTGTCCAAACCTGTGTTGTTAGCCAAGTGGCTAACAGTTGCAGAGCGGTTAAAAAAGGCATGTGTAGAGCAAGGGCTGCTAGCCGATCCTGCTGTAACTGCGGATGCCGCACGTATACTAAGAGTACCCAACACGCATAACTATAAAGATGACCCGCCACTACCTGTGCAGGTATATGGTATTGTAAAGCCAGAACCCGTTGTGTTGGAAGACTTTGTAAGTTTGTTAGGTGGAGATATAAAAGC